GGGCGGATCGGCTGCTCCGCCCTTACACCCTCCCGCCGTTACCGCACCGGGCTATTCGCTCGGAGCTTACGCCCCGTTGAATAGATTACAATTTCTGCCACCACTGTTCGCCGGCTTCTGCCGGGTCTTTTGCGCGCATTCTCCTGTCTGGGCCCGTGAGCTTTATCACCGGGCCTGATGCGAGGCGGGAGGCTACGCGGTCGCCGAGGAGGTCACCTATTTCCGCCGGCGACAGGTTGGTCGTTATGAGCGCGGGCGTGTTGTTCCGGGCGAGCCGGTCTATCAGCAGCGTCCACGTTTCTACCACGTGCTTGCTTTTCAGCTGCACGCCCAGATCGTCTATGATGGCGATGTGGGGGCGGCCGTCTTCCGGGGCTATGCGGTTGAGTATCTCCGCCTCGCCCTGCGGCGCGTTTTTCTCGTAGCTGTGGCGCAGGCGCAGGAAAGTCTCATTGGCGAACGTGATCTCCGCGGGCTTGCCCTCCGAGTTGAACCGCTTCATTGCGGCGCATGCGACGTAGGTTTTGCCCGTGCCGCAATCGCCGTAGAGGTAGCAGAACCCCCGCGGCGCGATGATCCACCTCTTGAGCAGGGGCCACCCGCCGCGCACGTATACCGATTCGCCGTCTGCGGTTATTTTCTTCAGCTGGAACTTATCGGGTTCGAGCGCGGCGAGATCGGCGCCGTGGTAATGGTGAGGGATGCCGCGTAGCAGCTGCCGGCGCTTTTCCGCCTGCCGCCGCTCCTCTTCCGCGCGATCTGCGGCCGCCCTGCATATTGGGCAGCGGCGCTGCGTATAGCTATGCGCGCCAAAACCGTAAACTTCCACCGTGAGGGCTACGCCCGGATGTAAGCGGCACGTGGGCTGTGCCTCCGGCGGCGCGGCGATATTAGAGGTGGTTGTATTTGCCGACAGCGTTACGCTCGAATTCATGCAGCCTCCCTTCATCGGTTGATTTTTGTGCCGGGGCCGGATTCGTGCCCCACTTCTCGGCGATAGCTTGCCGGATCTTAAGGTCCCAGTCTTTCCACTTGTGCGCGTTACCTGTAGCTTGTGCGCGCTGGTCCACGATCGCGACGTGGCGGCCCACGACCTCGCCCCCGAACTCCGCGATAAGGGCTTTGAACTGGGTGTCGGTGAGGCGCACCCAGCCGTGCGCGCCGTACTTTTTGGCTCCCTCCGGCTGACCCGCCGCCCCTCGCGCGCCTTCTGTGTTACATACATTTTTTTCTATTAACCCATTGTTTTTAAAACAAGTATTATTAACAGGGGATTCAAGAGAGAGAGTATTCTGATTCTGTGGTTTATCAGAATCAGAATCAAAAGCGCGCTTGGTTTCTAAAAATAACCCAGTGGGTTTTTCTACGGACTGCGTTTCAGAACCCGCTGGATTTTGTTTGGGTTTAATTTCAGAACCCACTGGGCTCTCTTTGGGTTTAATTTCAGAACCCACTGGGTTTTTAGGGCGACCGCCTTTTTTGCTGTTTTCTGCATTTTTGGCGCATAATTCAGCATATTCAACTAATCCCTCTTCGCCGCGCCGGGTGTAATAATTCCCGTCCCCGTCAATTAAAAATTTGTCGAAGACTGCCCTGTTTACACCGCCGCAGACGTGGCGCATTATTTTCTCGGAGAGATGGCCTTTTTCATTCTCCAAGGAGATCAACTGTATGTACATGCCAACCTGGGCATTGGTCATACCAGTGATCCCTACCAAGAAATCGGCGGTGTAGAATTTGATGTAGGCGCGGCGCGGCATGGTTCGGTTATCCCTCCGCGCTTTCTTCGACATCGTCCTCGTCACCGTAGGGGGCCTCTTCGAGATCCTCCGCTACGTCATAATCGCCGCCGTCTTCGCTGTCGTCATCCTCTGCGTCTTCCTCCTCGGCTTTATCCTCCGGGAATACTTCGCAGCCTATGAACTCGGCGAGATCATTGGTATCAAAATCATCAGCTTCAAAGATTGAGGCGATAAGGAACGCCTTGAAGAAATCGCCGTGCGAACAGCCAGCCTTCAACTGCGATATGCGCTTGTTGATGTATTTTGTGAAGAGCGCATTGACGGCAGACTCCAGCTCCCCATCATCGTCTTCGACCGCTATTTTGTTCCACGGGAACATGAAGTCGTGGACGGCGACCGGGCTGAACGACCTCTGGAGCAACTCGCCCACATAGTAATCAGTCCGTCTGATATTCTGATCCATTCGCGCCTTGCGCCTTTCCGCCTGCTCCGCCGCCCCTTCCTCGTTCCGCCTGACCCGCTCCGCCTCCCATGCCTTCATCTCCTTCGGGGACATTAGAGAACTGCCGCCTGTATTGCCGGTAGGGTACTCCTCGGCGAGCTCCGCGGCGGCGGCATTCTCATGGCGTTCCGCAGATTCGAGGGCGCAGGCGATATTCCCCTTGGTGTCGAAGCACTCTTTGTTTGGGCAGGTGCCGTCGGCAGCGTATTCGCGGAACAGGTCGATCTGATCCTTGTACTGGCACTTGGCGCAGGGAGGGTATACCTTCTTGGTCTCCGGGTCTACGTATTTCATTTTCCGGTCGAAAGGAAGGTCGTCGTCGTTTAAGCTGCCGAAGAACCGCTCCGTGAGCTCGTCGGCGAACTGCTTGGCGTTGTAGCCGCCCCGCAGCATCCAGGCATACTCGCCCGCAGCAAACTCTTTAAGGACGCTATCCGGCATGGAACAGAGTATCTGGGCCTTTGTAAGGCTCAGGGTCCCGTCGTCAATCTGTTCCAGCAGGTTCTCCGGCAGGGACAGCAGACGGAGGTAGCGGCTAATATGCTTGGGGGACTTGCCCACGCGCAGCGCGATCTCCTCGACCTTGCAGCCGCGGTCGTCGTGCAGCCGCCTGTATATCTCGGCCTCTTCGGTTGGGAGGAGGTCCTTGCGGTGGATATTCTCCGCCGTCTGCATATCCATCACCTGATCATCGGTCAGGCCGGTGAATATCCGCGACATGGCAGCGCTGCGCTCAGGGTTTCGGGACCGGACTATCTCCAGCGCGAAAAATCTCCTGTGGCCGGCGATGACGTCGAACGTGTCCTGCCCCGTTACTTCGCGCAGCAACAGGGGCGCCTGGAGGCCGGTACGCTCGATGTCGTCCGCCAGTTCCAGTACCTTCGGGTCGCTCTCCGGTGTGATGCGCCCGCGGCGGCTGTTCTTGACGACGCGGATGAGGGAGAGCGGCACAGCTTCGTCAAACCTCCACTTATACCCCACCTGCGCCGGAGGGAGAGCGTCCGGGACGGCCTCGGCGGGCTTGTTTTTAGCCGCTTTACGGGCGGCGGGTTTGCCATTACCGGCGCGGTCTTCCGGCACGTCGGCTACACGGCGCTTCTCGCCGGCCTGAATAGCTTTGACTATTGCGGGATTGAGTTTCCCGATGCCTGTACTTGTTTTCTTTTTAGCCATGATTATACCCTTTCGGTTTTTGGTTTGTTTTTGACTATCTTATTTCTGGCAACCTGCAGCGCCGCCAATGCCGCCCCGGTACGTGTCATCTCAGCGTCGGGGAAGTACAGCCTTTGCGCCGCCATTATACCAAGCTCCTCGCGCGATACAAGTATGAGGTTGTCCACCTCAAAATTGCGGGTGTTGCCGTCCCCGAACATGACAACATGCCCCGTGGGTATTTCACGCCCATGCGCCTTCTCCCATACAACCTGATGCTTAAGCCGCCAGACGTTGGGCTGGGCAACCTTCACGTATACGTACTGCCGCGACTGGCGCCGCGAGTCTACACACTCCGACCCTATAGGCAAAGACCTTATAGCGCAACCCTTTTTGAATCGAAAAGCCTCCAAGTGCGGAGCGGCGCTATTGATCCGCCGGATCTTGTTCCCCTTCTTGAACCCGCCGGGCCTGCCTGCTTTTATTCCAGCTCGTTGGACGGTATTCTTGAATTGCGAGACGGTCAGCCTGACACCGTAACGCTCTGCAAAAAGGGATATTGTCTCCTCGCGGCCGTGAGCTATGAAGGATTCGCGGATAAAGGCGATCTCTTCCGGCGTGTAATAGTGGCGCGATGTGTAGGGGCGCCGTGCTTTAGTTGCCGTCATCGCCCCCCCCAATCTGAGCGTCAATAACCGGACCGCCCAGCTGCGGCGGAAGCTCAATATTGCCGCCGCCGATATTGCTGCGCATTACGGCCACCTTAAGCATAATGTCGTAGCCCTTGAGCAGGGACGTACCAACCGCGACCATCGCGTCGGTGCGGCGGATCTCCCGCTCAAGGTCTACGCCGCTGATCTCCTCGTCCGCGAGCTTTTCGAGCTGGCCGAAGAGCAGGCGGTGCAAACTATTAACCCCTTCTTTCATGAGTGGACCCCCTTCAACAAAGGGCGCGCCGCCGTCGGCCTGGTGCAGGGTAGGGGGTCCATCCCACCCCTGCGCCCCCTGCGGACAGCGCGCCCGAATTTACGTGTTTTGTTTGTGATGCGGTACATCTGGACCCCGCTGTTTTTATAAGTTAAAGGCGGCGCAGACCGTTAAATAGTCCGCGCCAACAATGCTTTCATGAGCCCCGCGTTTTCATCGGACAGCCTACGAACTTGTTCCTCAAGCCGATCCGCCTCCGCCGCGCGATTAACCATCGCCCTCCACAAGGCCGGGTTGACGGGGATTAGGCCGTCGGACGGGTCGGGGACTTCGACAATTTTTGACATGTTATGCCGCCCCCTCTGCCGCCGACGCGCTGAGGACGGCGTCTACCTTGGCAAGTTCTTCCGCCCGCAGGTCCCAGTAGCCGTTGAAGAAACCGACAAGGCGGCTGTAATCAATGCCGGTTTTCCGCGTGATTTCCGCCTTCGTTACCCCGGCTTTTTTCAGCCGTGCGGAATAAATCTGCCAGTTTAACTTTGACATATAAACCCCATATATTATATTGTTTAAGAATTGCCCCCTGTCTAATTGGCATTGGCACAAGGGGCAACAGACACAGCAACAGCTACACCCATAATATACTATTTTTAGAATCAAAAAGCAATAAAAAAATTCTGAAAATAGTAAAATGTGTGTAAGTTGTTGATTTTACTACACATATTTTTTATAGAAAGGAGTTCTTTCTATGGATTATGGGCAAGCGTTGACTGATTTGCGAAAAAAAATGGGGTGGTCGCAGGCTGAATTGGCAGAAAGGCTCGGCATAACCCAAAAGGCAGTTTCTGCGTTAGAGACTGGAGAAAACCGTTCCCCCAACCGTGCCAATGCAGCTAAAATAAACGATTTATTGTGTGAGCAGGGTATAATGCCTCAGCCGTCCGCCAGCCTTGACTCTATTAGCCAACTAATTCAGGCCATAGATGGGTTTACGGCAGGTGCGATGGATGGCGACGTAAACTATAAACACGCCAATCAGGTTTTATTAGCATTCATAAAGTTGCAAGGAGAACATGTTGATAGCCTGCAAGATGAGATTGGTATGCAAAAAGTAGTTATCCACCGCCTAACCGAGGAAAATAACAGGCTGTCTACCGAAAACAAGCGATTATCCACAGCGCAGTACGGGGGCGAAAAAAGCGTCGGTCTCGCGTAATACGTGTGGACGGGCCAATTACTTACGTTGACTTTAACTGAGGTAGTTACTAAGGAGACATAATAAATGAAGTGGCTCATGAGGTTGTTTGGTCTGAAACCGCGACCGGAAGACACTAATTTGGTGCGAGTACCACCAATAAGACGCCCACCCGTCCTCGTCGGCGGGTCAGATGTCCAGTTTTCACGGCGCCAGTCTTCGGCTGACGACAAACCACTCGTTCAGTTTTTGCAATGTCAATCCTCGATTGACGATAAACCATCCGTCCAGTTTTCGCGGCGCAATGATATTCCGCCCCCCAGGGAGCCAGAACCCAGCGAAGCATATACGCTGGATGACGAACAGCGCCATATTTTTGAGCAGATGGAAAGTACGAGTAATTCCATGTTTATTACTGGTAAGGCCGGCACCGGCAAGTCGTATTTACTTAGATACTTCAAAGAACAAACAAAAAAAGACGTTGCGGTTGTGGCGCCGACTGGCCTTGCCGCAATAAATATTGGCGGCCAGACAATACACTCCTTCTTTCAGATCGCGCCCGGGTTGGTAATACCAGAGAAGATTGCGCCATTGGTGGACTGGCCCACCAGTCTCGTGGAGAAGCTCAAAAAAGTAGAAACGGTCGTTATTGATGAGGTTTCCATGGTCCGCGTAGACTTAATGGATGGCATCGACCAAAAACTGCGCATGGTTAATAGGGGCGACCTTCCCTTTGGTGGGAAGCAAATAATAATGATTGGCGACCCGTACCAACTCCCGCCGGTGCTGAGAGACAGGGACGGGAACAACGCAGAGGTTAGGTACTTGAGAGGTAGATACCAAAGTCGTTTTTTCTTCTCCGCACCTTCAGTGAAAGATATTCCGGTTTATGAACTGTCCAATGTTCACAGGCAAGGTAAAGGAGAGTTTCTTGACATTTTGAATAAAACGCGGATTGATCAGGTGACGAATGAGGATTTGGCTATTCTAAACCAGCGGTGTTATAGGGGGCTTAGCGACCAGCATTCGCCAAGACTTGTACCAACAAATAATGCGGCACGTCTCAGAAACGAAGAAAAACTGGACGAGTTGCCGGGCAGAGCGTCAACATACAGGGCTGATATCGTTGGCAAGTATACGCGGGATGAATACCCTGCAGACGAATTTTTGAAGTTAAAAGTAGGGGCGCAGGTTGTGATGCTCGCGAATGACAGGTCACATAGGTGGGTTAATGGAAGCTTGGGGGTGATCACGCGGCTTGGCACAGAAGTTATTGGTGTAAAAATCGGCAAGCTTGAACACAATGTTGAGACGCGCGACTGGGAGAAATTCGAGTATGTCTATGACAAAAAAACCAAGGAGCTTGTGCAAGAGCGGGTTGGCCTATTCCGCCAGTTCCCCATGCGGCTTGCATGGGCAATGACTATACATAGGTCGCAGGGGCAAACCTACGAGTCCGTAGCCATAGACATGGGGTGGAGGGGTGCCTTTGATTTTGGGCAGACATACGTGGCTCTCTCCAGATGTGTTAGCATGGATAATCTACACTTGGTTCGGCGGATTCTGCGCAGAGACATAATGGTACATCCTGCCGTTATGGGCTTCATGGGAGGGGTTGATACGCCAACTATAGACAAGAAGCTGAATAGGCGCACCAGAAGACTCGTGGCGATTGGGGGCTAGGCTTCCGCTCTGTCTGCCGTGAGTTTAATATAGATACATGGAGAACTAATGAAGACCTTTGCATGGACAGTTTTATGGCTTGGCGGCATCGCCCTTTTGATTTTTATCTGGGCGGCCAATGATGGTGGCTGGGTGATTGTTGGTGCCACGGTTACGTTTATTTTGATGAGTGGTGTAGTGTGGCCAGTTTCTTCAGCTAAAAATAGGGCGGCGGCACAAATTGCGAACGCAGAAAAGAGCGTGCTGGATATGCAGCAGTTGGCAAAAGCGGCCAGAGAAAAGCTAAAGAAAGAAAAGGAAGACTGGATAAGCGAACACGAAGCCATTAGGGACAAACTCTTTAAAACTTTAGACAGTAAGCTGGGCGACAAGGAGGCGACATATAAGTGGATAGCCCCCATCATTGCAGACATTAGATTATACCATAGGGATTTACTCCGCCCCGATGACGAATTAGTCAGCCGGGCTCGGTCTTGGGATGCATGCGCAAAACTGGATATTTTAAGAAAAGAGAAGCGAGCGCTCGAAACGGCGAACCGTGAACTTCTCTATGAGATAGAGTATATAAAGACGTTAATGGATGACGATATTGAGGACGACTATGATTATAGCGATGAGGTGGAGGACGCGGACAGCCCGGACTGGTTTCTGACGCAAGAGGAGTACCAAATCCTTTCCGACCGAAAAAAGAACGAGAGGGCACTAGAGTATTATAGGAAGAGAGATAAGAAAAAGTGGGAGATCGGGCGGGACTTTGAGCGCTACATTGGATATATGTACGAGGAAGACGGCTACACTGTTGAATACTTCGGTATTGAAAAGCGGCTTCAGGACATGGGGAGAGACATAATCGCGAAGAGGCGTGGCCGCACCGACATAGTGCAGTGCAAATATTGGTCAAGGAACAAAACTGTACACGAAAAACACATCGCTCAGCTGTACGGCACTACGGCCATGTATAAGATTACGGAGGGTAGGGGGGGAGACGTGCGGGCTGTATTTGTAACTTCCGCCTCGCTGTCGGATACGGCGAGGTTATTTGCTGATAGGCTTGGCATCAAGATAAGGGAAGGGGTAGAGATAGGCGAGTACCCCCTGATAAAGTGTAATATCGGACGAAACGAATATGGAGAGGCGAAGCGAATATACCACCTTCCGATGGACCAGCAGTACGATACTGTTAAAATTGAGAGGGATAAGGGCGAGCGGTACGCCTTCACAGTCGCCGAGGCCGAGGATGCCGGCTTCCGCCGCGCCTACCGTTGGCACGGTGTGGGAGACGGCTGAGGGCTCGGAGGTCCGGTGGGTTGCTGGGGGAGACGGTTGGGGGTTGGGAGGGTCCGGTGGTTCGGTAGGTGAGACGGTTGGGGGCTGGGAGGGTCCGGTGGGGGTTGGGTTAGGTGTCGGCGGATATCCCAACTCGTGGAGGTAGGCAAAATTTGCCGGGCAGGGTCGGGGTAACGGGCTATATTATATAGAATAGGCCTTCCCCCTCGTCGGCGGGGCAGGTGGGCTGGGCGGTCTTGGTGGCCTGTTTTGGGCTAAAACCAGTGATTTTGGGGCCTCTTGACGGTTTTTGCGGGATATTTTCGTTTTTTTGTTTGATTTTTGCCTGTCGCTATAACATATTTAGTAGAAAGGGGTTATCCCTTTGCAGTACGAGCGGGGTCCAACTATCCGCAGTATACGGTTGTTTTTTTGTGGTTAAATAACGTGATTAAGTATAACGTATTTATAAAAACAGATACCTTAAATAATTTTAGGGGGTTTTAATGAACGACAGCCGCGAAGTGGCGGAAGCCTTGGCCGACATTCTTAGTGAGCCGGTAGACTACTACCCCGATGACATGGTTCCGCCGTTTATAGAGTCTCCTCTTGATTCTGCCAAATACGACAACGGGGACATGACTCTTGAGGAGGCGGTTGAGCTCAACGGCGGCCGTTTTTTTATGTGCAACAAGAGCATCCTGACCAACGAATGGTAGCGTAATGGCCAAAAAAGGGTATTATGATTTGCTGTTTGAGGGTGTTATGGAGTCAATTCTGTACAGCATCCCCAATATGTCCCACGCTAAAGCCCTGTGCAGGATAGTTCGGCGCTCAAGGCCGGCGATAATCCGGGGTTATATGGAGATCAACAGCGCTATAAAAATGGAGCACATGAAGGATGCCAAGGTGGTTATTGACCGCCATAAGTGTGCTGCGGCCATTATGGTTGCCTTTGAGAAGCGGCTGATAATTTTACATGAAGATGCCCAGTACGAGCCGTACCGTGAGAGGATAGCCATACACGCGGGGTTATCTGTTATGGGTACGTTTATGCGTGCCGGTGGCGGTGAAATGGCTGCATACCTTGAGAAGTACGGTGGTCTTGCCATGCCGAGCCCGTTGCGTGACGAGGGGTTGTATGAGAAAATTTGGGCTGTTAAGCTGCGCAAGGCGTACCGTGCCGGCGACAGGGATGTTGGGCTTACCGCCCTGTCGCTGTCCAATGAGTTGTTTTTGATGGAAAAACTCACCATAGAGGCGGTTCGAGGCGGAGTGGCTGGTTGATCCGGGTGGGTGGCATTCGTCTATATTATATGGAATGGCTCCCCCCCCTTGCCATCGCCGCGGTGGGCGGTCTTGGTGGCTTGTATTGGACCTTGAACTGCGTTTTTTGGGTGATTTGGGGGCATTGGCGGGTCTTTTTGCCCCGCCGCCCTTGATTTTTAACTGGTTTGATGTTATATTATAGGCAGGGAGTGAGTTATTGCAGTACGAGCGGGGTCCAAAAAACAAGGGGTGCAATATGCCGCCAGTGTTATGTGTTTCAGAAAAACAGGCCGGTCGCAATAGCGCCCTGCTGAAAATGTCGGAGAAACGGCCAGTCGAGAAAAATGCCGGCCGCCCTGATCCGTTGGAGGTTCTCCGGAAGAATCCTGGCGCATTGCTGACCGACGAGCGACTTGATATTTGGCCAGCCCCACCAATCGAAGCTATTTGTGAACCATCCACGGAGGCGAGCGTTGCAGCTGTGGTCAATGCGAGGCTTAGGGAGATAAAAGAGAAAGGAACTGCCTGGCGTTAAAATGCCGTTCAGCTTTGATTTACAACTTTGGCCCAAGTATCTTACCGAGAATGTTGCGCCCATATATGTTGAAGAAGCAGGCAAAGACCTTGTCTTTATCAAGAAAGAGGCGATAGGGCGGGTGACCCAGAGTTTCCCTTCCAGGATGAAATGGGCATGGGAGGCTTCGCGCGTTCACCAAGCATATGCTGGGTATGTGAAGCTCGCACTTTATATTCAACTGCATTTAGAAAATCCCTTGTTCGATTTTTATGTATCCAAATCAGACCAAAGGTTGTCACAAAATGCACAGAAGATTAATGAGCATTACTGTTTCGACATAATGTGCATGGTATTACAAGAACAACTGAAGAGGCCCCTAAACGAAGCCATATTTGAGCCGAACAAGGGTATGTTTCTGTTGGCCCTGACGCATATGATGAAAAATAGTGATCGTTATAAGCAGTATCCTAAATCAACCGCTCGATTTGCGAACATAATATATGAGATAGGGCAGATGTGTTTTAAGTAACTATTTACCCTGCGTGGCTCCAAATCCCCCCCCCCACTTGACAAACTGTACGGATGGTGTACCCTTACCCCCTACCTTTCAAATTATCCCCAATTATCCCCGATTGTACCCACTTTGCAAATTTTGCTTGACAACCTACCCCCTTAAAATTTACCGTTTGACTTTTTTGCGGCGTTATGGTTTATTATGGGTAGGAGGCGCGTATGGCGGCCAAGGCTCAAAAACCTGCGAAAAAGACGTCTGCAACCCCGACACCAAGGAAGCCCCCGGTGAGGTCTGCGGATGATGCGATGTGCGAGAAGCATAAGGCGTTCTGTGAGGAGTACCTCAAGGACCTTAATGCTACCCGCGCGTATCAGGCTTCGCACCCGGGGGCGGTGTCGTACTATGGCGCGGCCGCGTCTGCCTCGAAGCTTCTTAAAAATCCCAAAGTCTCCGCGTATATACAAGAGGTCCTGGCCGCGCTCCGGTCTGAGCGTATTGCCGACGCGAACGAGGTGCTGGAGATGCTGACGTCCACCGCCCGCGGGCTCAGCGAGTCGGAGGTGGTTGTCGTTCTTGGGCAGGGCGAAGGGCGATCTGAGGAAAAGACTGTCAAGAAACTGCCGGATCAGGTTGAGATGACCAAGGCGCAGGAGCTGCTTGGGAAGCGGTACGGGCTATTTAAGGAGTCCGTTAGTGTTGACCATACGAGCGGGGGGCAGCCGCTGCCACCGTTAATTATCCTGCCGGATAACGATTCATATAATCCCGTGGACGTGGACGAGGGGGACAATTGAATGGCGCGTATATGGGTATTAATCATATTGGCGGTGCTTATGGCTACGGCGACCCAGACTGACGCCCGCCCGAGGATTAGCCCGCAGGAGGGCCCGCAGTGGGATTTTTGCAGTTCCAAGGCGGATATAATTATTTACGGCGGCCAGGCCGGCGGCGGCAAGTCTTTTGCCACGGTGCTGCTTGGGGGCCGGTACTATGACCACCCTAAGCACCGAGCCATAATATTTCGCCGGACGCACCCTGAGATTGTCGCGGGCGGCGGCCTCTGGGACACCGCCGGTGAGATTTACCCTGCTATGGGGGGCGTGGGGAAAAACGAGAGCAAGTACGTGTTCCCGTCCGGGGCGCGGGTTGAGTTCTCGCACATGCAGCACGAGAACGACCGCTTCAGGCACCAGGGGGCGCAGTATTCTTTCATAGGGTTCGACGAGCTGCCGACGTTCGAGCGCAGCCAGTTTCTGTACATGATATCCAGACTGCGCCCACCGCCGGGGTTTGACCGCCGCTGCCGGATGGTTGCCACGTGCAACCCGGACGCCGACAGCTGGGTGGTGGAGTTCATTGAGTGGTACATAGACGAGGGCGGCTATCCCATCCCCAAGCATTCGGGTGTCATAAAGTTCTTCACCATAGAGGATAATAAGGTAGTTTGGGTGGACAGGAAGTGGCGTGGCCCAGACGGAGTAAAGCCGTTTAGTTTCACGTTCATATCGGCCTCCGTAGACGACAACCCGGCCCTGCTTGCCCGGGACCCTAATTATAAGCGCAACCTGTACGCCCAAGACCTCGTAACCCGCGAGCGGCTGCTCAAGGGCAACTGGCGGATCAGCTACACGGGCGGGATGTTTGACCCGTCGTGGTTCATTAAGATTCAGGCGTCGCAGCTGCCACAGGGGATTAAGATGTGCCGGTATTGGGACTTTGCGGCGACGGAGGTCAGGGACAATAACGATCCTGACTGGACGTCTGGGGCCTTGCTTGGTACTCATGCCGGGAATACCTATATCATGGACATCGTGCGCTTCCGCGCTACGCCCGGGGAGACGTTGAAGCGTGTGCGGGCGGTGGCGGAGCGGGACGGCCGGCCCGTTATGGTGGCGTGGGAGGAGGAGAAGGCGTCTGCGGGTAAACTTAACTCCCATCACATGATAGGCATGCTGGCGGGGTTTACCTGCAAGCCTGACCCGGTGTCTGGCGATAAGGTTGAGCGCGCGAAGCCCCTTGCCGCCGCCGCGGAGTTTGGGCGGGTGTATATCGTGGAAGGGGAGTGGAACAAGCCTTTCCTTGCCGAGGCCGGGAGCTTCCCCATGAAGAAGCGTGACCAGATAGACAGCGTGGACGGGGCACACAAGATGCTGACGGTTCTCAAGAGGGTATGGCCGGAGTGGTCTGCGGACTATATCCGCGAGCCAGGCCCCCGCGTTGATCTGACGAACCGCGCGGTAATGTTCAAAAATCTGCACGTTGGGGCGGTGGTCTGCGCGCCGGACGGTACGGCGGTTTACGCGGCTGCTGCGTACGACCCCATAGAGAGCTACCTCTGCGTGTACGAGGCCAAGCGGTGGCCCGACATCAACGCGGTACAGATTGCGTCTTACATGACCATGCGCTCGGCGCTACGCGTTGTGCATGGAACCAAGCTGCTCGGCAATGAGGATATGTTTGGAACCCCAGGCCAGCGCGGTATTGCCCAGCTTATAAATAACGAGCTTGGCGCCTTGCAGGTGCCGGTGCGGCTGTCCCGCGCTATGAAGCACGACGAGCCGGGCGCTATAGCGTTTATGGGCCAGATGTTCCAGGACGTGCACGTTGACGTACTGCACGGCGCCGCGGAACTGGGGGTGGCGGTCGCGGGGTGGTGCTATGAGGAGGGCGGCAAGCGTCCTGAGCGCGGGTGCGGGTACGGCGAGGCACTGTGCCTGATCGCGTCGGAGCTCCGTCAGCAGATCGTGGTACTTCGCGAGCGGAAGCGGGCCGATTATGCGGCGGCGCGGCAGCCGGAAAAGTCCGCAGGCGGGTGGATGGCGTCATAATGTCAAAACCTAACGGAGTAAATGTGCCGTCTGCGTACGGTGTGGAGTGGAGGGGGCGGGATGTTCGGGAGGGGATGCATAACTTCCGTGAGAACTTCGGCAAGATATTCCCCCAGCCTGATTGCCGGCGCGGGGATTGTGTGATGTCGAGGTGTCCCGGGCCGGAGAAGTGCGAGAGGGCGTAGTATCTAAACTTTAACCTTTTGGGGGTATGTAATGGAATTGAAGAGCGCATTAATAACACAGAAGTACACGCAGGTAGAACACGAGGATAATTACTCGTACAATGCCCCGCACCACTTCAAGGTTAAGCGGGTAAAGGACGGCGATGTCCTGTGCGAGGTTGACTTCCAAGAGGGGCCGATCAATGAGGTCGGCGTCAATGGCGTCTGTAACGAGGACCTGATCGCTATGGTGATCAGGCGGCTTGAGGGCTTCCAGGACAGCAGCTTCAAATGCCGGGAGAATGCGGTCGCCATTACGAAGTTCGAGGAGGGCTTGATGTGGCTGCGGAAGCGGACGATGGGCCGGGAGGCTCGCGGGGTGGAAGGGACGCACGTAGTGTAATTTTTGCGCGGCGTGGCGCTGCACAGAGTGGTCAGTTTTGAAACATATCGCAGGGAGCGACAGTTCGCAGGCAGGGATGCTTCACCTTGCCGCTGAGGGGGCAGCACCCTCCCCTGCTATAAGAAAGGCGGTGACTGAGTAGCAAGATATTCTTAAAATACGATGAAGCGACACAGAGTTTCCGTCAGGAAGACGGAGGCCTTGTGGTAGTTGCGCGCGAGGACGGCAGCGGGATTGACGTTAGCGGCCTGCCCGATCTTAAAGGTATGCTCGAGGAGAAAGTCGACAAAGTCACCACCGAGGGGGCGTTGCGCGCTTACACCGTATCCGCAGACGGCGAGCAGGGCACTACCGACGTCATAGCTGCCGAGGCCAAACCCGGCAGCATCGCCGCGCGGGACGGCCATGGGCGTATGAAAGCCGCAGATCCCGAGGCAGATAACGATGTCGTCAATAAAAAATGGGCCATTGAAAACGGCGGGATCAAGAACCACAGCAAACTGGAACGCCTTGGGTACGACGAGAGCGGACACGCGGGGTTTGCCAGAGGTACGCCGGACGGCGCGGCTATGGCCCTCGGAGACTTCGAGGCAGGGGATTACATCCCCGCGCGGGCGATTGATCAGGAGCTCGACGCGGAGACCGTGTCTGAAGAATTCCCCGATTGGCTGATATTACAGGAAGACGACGGGGCGATTTGGGATGCACTGCTTAAGGAGACTGCCGCCCGCGAACAGGCGGATGCCGCCGAGGCCGCAGCGCGGGGGCTTGCTGTCGCTTTGGTAGAGTATCTGATAGAAGGCATTAACGCGAAGATACCTAAACAGGCCAACGCCGACAACCAGCTCGCCGATAGAGATTTTGTAAACTCCTCTGTTGAAAATTTAGCCGCCAACGCCGTAACGCCGGACGCGGCCGGCAGCAGGCCGTGGAATAGCTTGGACGAACTCCGGGCGGGGCCGTGGTATCACCGCGGTGAGGACTATACCCCCACCAAGAACGACTACGCCTCGATGATCAACCAAGACCCCGCACTCGGCAGCATAGACCAGCCGTGGCGTGCGCGGCACGATGGTTTGCAGTGGATACCCGATTTTCCCATCAATAACTCTACGCTGACATCCGACCAGCTGGCGGCGGTAAACAGCGGCATTACCGCAAACCTCGTTAATCAGATAGCGCTTAACCTGCTTGCGATAGACGGCATCACCGAAGCCCTCGCCGGCAAGCTCGGCATCACCGCCCAAGCCGCCGACAGCGCGAAGCTCGGGGGGAAGGCGGCAGCGGAGTTTATCCCCGCGACATCGGCGACGTTTGCCGACGATGCTGCGGCGGCATCGGCGTCGGTCAGTAACCCATCCACCCTTATCCTCGCTAATGTATTGGCATAAGGAGACGACCATGGGAAAGAAAAAATTATACCTCGCAGGAAAAGAAGTGATCCCGTACTACGGCGGTAAGCGGGTGCGCGTGTTTTTTGCTGGGGAGGAGTATTCCCCGCCCCCTCCACCCGGCGGCGGGGAGCCTATGGCAGATGGGCCGTGGATTACTGGCTATACGGTAGCTACCCGTACGATATCAGGCGAACGCTTTGGCAATGCCGCGGGCACCGCGTTTGTGTTCGACAGATTACTTAATGATTATGTGGAGGCCGGAGTAGTATCGTGGAGCGATACATCGGTGAAACTTGACGCTGCATGGGATAACAAAAACGGAGACACCGCGGTATATCTTGTTACGCGCTCGGGGGTGCGGGGCTTTGGACATTGTATACCGTACACCGCGGCCCTTACGGGGAGCGTTATACGTGTTACGTATTTGCATCCTACTACCAATGCCGTGATGCAGGGCACGCTTACGGCGTTAGATAATTTATGCGGCACATCCGCAACGAGGACGGTCCGCCTAAACGGTACAAATGTAGCCGCCAATAGGTGGCTGGGGGTGGAGTTCGGGGCCGGGGTGTCGAGCACGTTGTTTAGCGCGGACGGCACCAACGCCCCCGGCGGCGGCGGTGGCGGCGGCAGCGGTGGCGGCAGCGATTTTTTAAGCGGATGCACATCATTTAATCAGCCGCTCAATTTATCTAACTTAACTAGTTTGGGCGGCACAGGAGGCTACGGCACCGGGAGCTGGGGCGGCAGCGGCCCCGGCGGCAGCGGTGGCGGCAACAATTTTCTAAGTGGATGCACATCATTTAATCAGCCGCTCAATTTAGCTAACTTAATCAGTTTGGGCGGTGCAGGCGGTGGGGGTGGCACTGGCACCAGTGCCGCTGACGGCGGCCCCGGCGGCGGCGGAGGCGGCAACAATTTTCTAAGTGGATGCACATCATTTAATCAGTCGCTCAATTTAGCTAACTTAACTAGTTTGGGCGGTGCAGGCGGCAACGGTGGTGGTTGTGGCAGCACCGGTGGCGTCGGCGGCACCGGCGGCAGCGGTGGCGGCAGCGATTTTTTAAGTGGATGCACATCATTTAACTATCCGCTCGATTTAGCTAAACTCACCAGTTTGGGAGGTGCAGGCGGTGGGGGCGTCGCGGGTGGTGGCTTCGTGAGCATCGGCGGCCCCGGCGGAGGTGGAGGCGGCAACAATTTTCTAAGTGGATGCACATCATTTAATCAGTCGCTCAATTTAGCTAACTTAACTAGTTTGGGTGGCAACGGCGGCGCAGGCGGACATGGCGGCCAAGGCAGCGCCGGTGGCGTCGGCACCGGCACCGGCGGCCCCGGCGGCGGCGGAGGCGGCAACAATTTTCTAAGTGGATGCACATCATTTAATAAGCCGCTCAATTTATCTAAATTCACCAGTTTGGGCGGTGCAGGCGGCGCGGGCGGCAGGGGCGCCACCGCCGGGGTAGTCGGCGGCGGCGGCGGCAGCGGCAGCGACGGCGGCAGCGGTGGCGGCAACAATTTTCTAAGTGGATGCACATCATTTAATAAGCCGCTCAATTTAGCTAACTTAATCAGTTTGGGTGGTGCTGCCGGTGGGGGTGGCACTGGCGGCAACGGTGTCAACGGTGTCAACGGCTACCCCGGCGGCAACGGCTTCTTGCGCAACTGCAAATCGTACAACACACGCATTACGCTACCGTCAACGCTAACCGCGCAGATAACCACGTCCGCCACCGCCGAGACGGGGTTCATGTTCGGCTGCGAATCTTTCGTTGCCGGCATTGTTATCAACAGTACCGCCGCGGCCCCACAAAATCGGGGCGGCGTATTAACCGTACCGCAAGATACACCTGCCGCATTACAAGGCGTCCCGCTCTACGGCGCCAACCGCGCGGCATGGCTCACCGCGCTACCCAATGTTACCAGCGGAGCTACCCGCCGCAACCTCAGGGACGGCGGGGCTTCACCGCCGGCGTAGACATGCCGGCGCATATTGTGTAGGAGTTGTAACTAATTATTAATACTGATACAAATAATGAAAGGTGTAGGGGGGATAACATGGTAGACGAACTGAACGCGGCGGCAGCGGCCGCGAAAGGGGTTGATACGATCATCGAACTGGCGGCGCTGGCGATAATAGCGTCGGTGCTGGCGATAGTGGCGATAACGTACCTTGTGCTGGTATCGCGCAAGACGCGCTTGGAGACGGCGGCGCGGGTGGAGTCGCGGAACGCCGAGGTGGTCGAAATCAACAACAATATAGCTTCCGCGCTGAAGGAGGCAAAGGGTGTCGGCAAATCCCTTGACGAACACCTCAGAGATCACGAGAGGCGGGACACCGAGATATTTACGCGCCTCGGAGAGATCGAGAAGAAGCAGGTTGACCGGGACCACTTCGACCGGATGCAGGAGAAGGTGCATAGCATTGAGGTTGTTGTCGTGCAAACGAACACCATGGTGAAAGATATGCGGGACTTCTACGCAGGCCGGGGGCGCGGATAATAATGAAAAAAGTGATAATACTCTCCGGCGGCGGGATCGGCGGGATCATCTCGGCGAAAGCGATGCAGGCCAACGCGGACGATCTGACAGCCCCCGACCTTATCGTCGGGACGTCTGTCGGGTCCATACTCGGGGCGTACCTTGCGCTTGGTAATAGCGCGGATGACTGCGAGCGGGTCTTCACCGGGTCCGCCAAGGTGATTTTCGGTAAAAAGGCATGGTTCCCGCCGTACTACAGCGCGGATAACACTTGTGACTACCTCAACCGTGATGTCTTCCGCGGGGCGCGGGTCAAGGATCTGCACGTGCCGCTGGTGATATCCACCTACGACATGGTGCGCGACAAGACGATTTACCGCAACTCCGACGGCAAGGGCGTCAACCCCGGCATGCTGCTCGCCGAGTTCATACGCCCGTCCTTCTGCGCCCCGATGTACTTCACGGCGGTAACGGTAGGGGAGATGTTACAAGTGCTGACAGACGGCGGGGTGGGGTACAATAATTTCCCCGTAATGCCGGCCTTCGCCGAGGTAAGCAAACGCGGGTGGGATAACAGCCCGCTGATGGTGTATATGTTTGGCACTGGGTTGCTCACGCACAAACAGGCCGACATCGAACGGGAGTTCAAACGGCTGTCCCGCGGGAACTGGTGGACCGAAGTCAAAGAGTATCTGTCGCCCATGCAGGGCGGCGCCGCGCGGAAATCGTCGTACCAGGAGCAAATCGACGCGGCGATGGCGGTGGGGATGTCGGCGGACAACGAAACCGAAGTGCATTACTTCGATGCGAGGATCGAAAAGGAGTACAAGCTCGACAGCTTAGCCGACATGGCGAAGCTTAGCGGGCTGCCGGTTGAAAAATGGTATTGGACAACCTAACCATGAGGAGGCGGGGGATGAAAACAGTAACGCTGGTAAGAAAGATCGGCACGGCCTACGGCACGTTCGGCACGTTGATGATCAACGGGGCTTTTTGGGCCGACACGCTCGAAGAACCGTGGAAGGATAATCAGCGGTCCGTCAGCTGTATCCCGGCGGGCAGGTACATCTGCAAGCTGCAGACGCGGCCGTCTAACGGCAAGCAGGCCTACTACGTGCAGGACGTGCCGGGCCGGACGGGCATACTGATCCACAGAGGGAACACCATCGACGACATCGAGGGGTGCATACTGCTGGGGACGGGGCACGGGATCATCAAAAACAAGTGGGCGGTAATCAACAGCATGGTCACCGTTGAGACATTCGTGTCGCATATGCGCGGCGAGGACTTCGAGCTGGAAATTGTAGATCAGGGTACGCCGGGGTACACACCGGCACAGACCAAAGACTGCGATGACTGCAAGGCCAACGCGGCTGTTAAACTTTTGACGGAATTGGTGAGGGGGGCATAGATGATTACCACCCCCGGCAGCTACAAGGAGCGGATGTCGAGCGATTACGAGTTGGCGCGCAACGTGATCAACGAGGCGGGCCGCGCCGTATCCGCGCGCTCGAATGACCGCAGCCGCTGCAACAAAGCCCGCTCGATGTATTTTGGCGCGAACAGCGGGCAGTGGGACGCCGAGGACCTGAAGGTGCTGTTTGAGCAGGGCCGCCCCGCGACACAGTTTAATGTTATTGGCCCCAAAATAGATGCGCTGGTCGGGTCGCTTGTCTCTGACATACCCGACCTGTCGTGGGCGCCGGTGCAGGGCGAGGGTTCGCATGTTACGGAAGCTATTGCCGAGGCGTATTACTCTGACAAGGAGCTGTTCGACTACGACTCTACCATCAACGACGTGTTCCTTGACGCGATTATCCATTCGGGCTGCGCGTATCTGCATGTTAATAACTGGTATGGTTCCAAGCGCATCCGCCTGAGCCGCGAGGAGCCCGGGCGCGTGGTGTTTGATCCTCGCTGGACGACCAATAACGACCGCGATTGCGAACTCCTGTACAGGTTCCGCTACCTGACGCCCGAGCAGCTCAAAGACGAGTACAGCTTCAAGAGCGACGAGATAGAGCGGCGGATCAGGGAGATGAAGGCCAACCCCCTTGAATTTCCCAGCGGCGGCCGGCAGTCCAAGCAGCACCTTGATAATATAGTGGGGGATGAGTACAAGATCGTTGAGAAGCACTACCTTAAACGCATTAAGGGCAACCGCCTCATTGGCCGCCGCAGGGATGCCCAGCAGTGGGTGGTATTCCCCATCAACCGGGACGAAGCGTATTGCAGTTACTTTGCCGAGCTTAATAATATAGACCCCTTCAGCATAGAAGAGTCGCCCTACGAGGACAGGATGCACTATGTTACCACGGTCTGCGAGTCTCTCCAGATGTCGCTCGTGGAGCATGGCAAGAGCGATGTGCAGGTTAACGGGCTGCCGTTTTACCACCTTACGGCGAAGCGCCAGGGTGGTCAGGATATGGGAATCGTGGAGGATTTGATTGACCTGCAGCAGACGATTAATAAGCGCGAGTCCCTCATTACCGAGATGATCGCCTCGGCGGGCGGCGGGGCGACGTTTTATGATGACGAACTCTTCCTTAAAGCCGGATCCAAAGAAGAGTTCGCGAAAAACAAAAACAGGCCGGGGCATCCGTTCTTTGTCCCCCTGTCGCACTCGCAGCGGCCTTATATGCACTTAGCCAACAATCAGTACCCGGATGCGGCGTTTAATCAGAGCGCGCGCATGCTGAAGGATTTTTTGCCGTTGCTGTCTCGCGCGTCGGACGCGCTGAGCTCTATCACGGAGAGCGGGGACAGCGGTATTTTATTTGAGCGTAAGTTCCAGCTCAACCTTATTACCAACACCGGCTTTAATCGCCGGATGCGTCAGTTTATTAACAACATCGGCGAGGGTTTCTTCTACCAGTGGCAGATTAACAACAGCGGCGCTCCCCATACGGTTGAACTCAAGGGCGGGCGGCGTCTCACCCTCAATCAGCCTGGCGAGGGCGGGGTAGTGCATAATTCCGTTGAGGACCTTCCGCGCTGCAGGGTGGTAGTAACCGAGAACGCGAAATCTCCGACGTTCACGGCACGCCAGCAGGGTTTTGCCGGCGAGATGCTGCGCAACCTCGATCCGTCCGTATCGCCGGAACTGCACGCAATCATGCAGACGACACTAATGAATACGCTCCCGATACAGGCTGACCAGCAGGACAATATTAAGTCGGCGTGCGAGCGCGCGATTATCACCGGGCGGATGATGCAGATGAAGAACATCTCCGCTTTGCAGGTGGCCCTGCAGAGCGATACGCTGCAAGGCCAGCAGATACAGATGTCGCTTGATCAGATGTGGCAGCAGCAGGCGATGGCCCAGCAGCAGCCGATGATAGGCGGCGCGCAGGGGGTTGATCAGGGCGCGTATCCGGTGCAGTTCCCGCCGCCGGAGGAAGAGCAGTATGCGGGCGATCCGAGAGTAAACCATGTAAACACGCCTGAAGCGGCGCAGATATCCGACCTCATACAATCGCCGGGTGGCGGGGGTGGGATGATGCACACACAGCCGGGGATGGCATAGAAACAAGGAGTGCAGTATGGGTACAGAAGTGCAGCAGGAGAATTTGGTGTTCGAGAGCCAGGAGGCGTGGGACGCCGCGGTCGCCGCAGTGGACACGAGAGACCCCGCCTCAGAGGACCAGCTTGAGCGGATACGTAACGCCACTATCGGCGCGAAGGAAGAGGTGCAGGGCGGTACGGCTGACCCGCAGGAGGCGGAGCTCCCACAAGAGCCCGTTGCCGCGGAACAGCAGCCGGCGGCCGAACCTGCGACCGAGCCCGCACCGACGGCGGCCCCTTTTGAGCTTACCCCTGAAAAAATGCGCGAACTCGGCCTTTCCTACAAGAACGCCGAGGAGCTGCTCAAGGGTGCTGCCGAAAAGGAGCGCTATATCGAACTCCAAAAGGAGAAGGAGAGGAAACTTCGCGAGGAATTAGACGCGCTGCGCGCGCAGGCGGCACAACCGCCCGCCCGGCAGACACCGGTCCCGCAGGCTTCCGCGCCTCCCCCTGCCGCCAACAACAGCACTATCACCGTCGAGTCTGCGCGTCAGGCGCTGGCGAACGCCAAGACTAAGATTGCGGACCACAGGGCCAACAAACCCGAAGGCCCCTATGACGTCGATGCGCGCGAGGCCTGGCACGATAAACTGGCCGAACTTATGGAGGAGCAGGCGGAGGCGAACATCCAACTCATTGACCTTGTGTCACAAACCAAGGGCGGGGTGGACGCGTACCATGCACAGATGGACGCGCAGCGCAGGCAGCAGGAGGAAGCCGCCGAAACGCAGCGCCTTCAGCAGGCGCTCGTCAAGGAGCGCGCCGAGATGGACGCCATTGGCAACGACCCGGAGTTTGCGGAGTTCAAGATGTCGAAGCCGTCGGCTGACGTAAGACAGGAGTACGAGAGGTGGGGCGACGACGTGGCGATGCTGTTTTATAGCCGCCCCGCCAAAAACGCGGACGAGGTAAATATCGCGCTCCGCGAGCTCGAACGGCGCTCCCCCGACTTGATGGCGAAGTGCAGGGAGCGCGGGGTGCCCCCCGTGCCCTCTCAGGACGTACAGAGGTATCTGCAGCTCCAGGATATGCTGGACTACCGCGACGGCTATTATATCGACCCCAACACGGGCAGACATGAGCAGCATAAGCGGTATGACCAGGCGAGCGGACAGCTGGTACCTGCCATGCTGCCGGACCTCAAGACGGCGATACAACAGCACCGTCTTGCCACCGGTTTTTATAAGGATAAAGCGAATCAGGACTTCCAGCGCGGCGCGCAGTCTTACGCGGCCGCGATGACGAAGCGCGATCCGTCGGTTACAGAGTTAAACAATCCGTCTACTATGGGGTCGTCGGGCGCGCACGGCGTTGAATGGGCGCAGGGCGTTATTGAGAGGATCAACCCAGAGGAGGCGATACGTAATGCCAGAATGGGCAGTCCGTCCATGCTGGAGGAGATGAACAGGGCCCGTGCCGAGGTTGGCTATGGGCCGATAACAGTCACTTAATTAAGGAGGGATTTTTATTTATGGCTACAAATAATTCAACCAACTCTCAGGGGATAAATGCCCCTGCGCGGCTGCCGGAACAGTCGCGGAAGGTATTCATGGCCAAGGAGCTTCAGGCGAAGACCGCGCTTGATGACTCTATTTACACGACGTCGGTGGGTATCCATACCACCGAAAAAAAGATGTTGCCGGACGCCGTCTTCCTCGACATTGCGGAGGTTGACAAAGAATCATCTTCCGCCACCACCGGACGCATTACGATGGTGTACCCGCTGCGCGAGCCCGGCGTGCTCGGCAGCGACCGGGCGATTGGGCGCGAGGAGACGTTCGAGACGAAGGCCGCCGAAGTGCACTGCAACAATAACCGCAAGGTTATCGTGAACCCCGGCTACGGCAAGGAGGAGATTGAGATGGGTTATCTCGACCTCGTCGAAAAACACAAGGACGGCCTTGCCCAGTGGGCCAAGGACGACTTTGGGCTTGGCTGCCGCCGTGCCCTTGTGGAGACCTACGACCACGTACTGTCTGATCCGCACAATGACGACAGTGCCACGGACACATCGGATATCTGTCAGCCGAGGTGGAACTCCAATGTGTTCGTAGCGGGGATTAAAGGCAACGCCAAATCGCAGCCTCTATACGATCCTAATGTCGCTACCCACACACAGAACATCACCACCGCCATAAAGGGGTTGGGCCAGGCCAACGGCGTTTATGGCCGCATCCTCGACAGCGTGGCGATGGACGAGCTGATTAACTTCGCGACTAAGAAGCGCATTACTCAGCTGTCCCTCCCCGTAAAAGGGGGGAAAGGCTGGGTTCTCACCGTGTCGGACCTGCAGGCCGCGTACATCAGCAACCCCGCGTGGTCCAAGCACAACCTCGGCAGCAGGTGGGTTGACGGGGGGGCAATGCCGGAAAGCGAAAAAATGGGCTGGCCGGGCGTTATCGGTTCGTACCGTTGTCTGCTCATCGTTCAGGACATGATGATGCCGACGCTCAAACTCGGCATTGCAACCGAGACAGGGGCACCTGATCTGCTTGTCGCAAAGTACGTGATGCACGGCGATACGGACAACCGCGACAGGGATGGTTCCGAGGGCGCGCTTGATCTTGCAATTCTGCACGGCAGAGCCGCCCTGTACAAGTGGGAGCCCCAGAAGTGGATGCCGATCAAGGACCAGGAAGACTACGGCAAACGCGTTGGCGCCGGCATCGCCCAGGTTCGCGGTATCGGTATCCCGATCTACAGGTACAACTTGGCGAATCAGGAGGAGGCTAACGGTAAATCCGGGACCGCTTTCGAGCAGTTCTCGAGCGTGCTGGCGATCTGCGGGTTGCCCAGCACTGTCCCGGCATAGCCGTTAGGGGCGTTGGGTGTTTAGTATTAAAGGGCCGCTCTGACTGTACAGAGCGGCCATCAATCACATAAATATTAAAAAGGAGATGTAGAATGAAAGTATCCGGTCTTACCATGAAGAAGATAGTGGCTCGCGCAAAGATGGTGGGGTATGTGTTTATTGAAATAATGTTGCTCAACGATGCGTTCAACCGCGTGCAAGGGGCGCATGTCCTGCGGGCCAGCCGAACAATTGACAGCATAACAAACACTGAGAAGTTTGACTTCTATGTGGATGGCGGCCCGCTCAATTTCACATGGGACGACGACCGCGGCGGGTCGTACTGTCAGGTGCTTGACTGTGCCCATAACCGCCGCTTGCTGCGCGGCCACTATAACAATAAAGGGTTCGAGTTTGCTGATAAGGCGCAGGGCGCGCAGGTTATGGCAGGGGAGCCTGCGCCGGGGATGCCGAACGGGCCCGCATCTCCTCCTCCGGCCAACGAGAACACCGTTAATCCCACTGCAGAGATACTCGCTGAACTTCAAGCGGAGCGCGCGAAGAGCGCGGCGCAGGCGGCTGAGCTTGCCGAACTTAGGAAAGCTATGGGCGATAAAGCGGCAAAACTGCAGGAGATGGCGAACAGGAACAGTACGCCGCCGCCGGTTCAGCCTCCCGCACCGGTCTCTGCCCCTCCGCAGTATCCGGTGAAGACTCCGCCCCCCGGTCCGGGCAGCAAGCCCCCTCGCAAGGGCCCGTCTAACCCGATGGTTGTGAGCGAGGCGAAGTAACCATGACGACCGAAGAATTGGTTGACGAACTGACCGCGCGGTTCACGGGGTGGTCCACGGACGGGCCGCAGGGCGTGCTGCCGTACCTGAGTCAGGCGCAGGATCTTCTGATGGCTTGCGAGAGCCATCAGACCCTCGCGTTTGACGAGAACGGCGATATGCTGACCCTTGAGACCGAGGCCGGCAAGAAACTCTATTCTCTGCCGGATAACATCTGGCGGGTGAGCGGCGTTATGCTCCCGGTTCTCCGAGGGCATCACGGACTTCGCGGTGCCCCCATAACGATCGGCGGCGTTGACTACTGGGCGGTTAAACTGCTTCGGACGCAGGATTATGTATCGCACGATAACCCCGCGAAGGTGATCTTCTCGGAGGATCCGAAAGGGCTGGCGTTCGTCTTGCGGGCTTACGTGCGGCCCAAACCCCTGACATCGACGCGCGTGGCGCACGTTATTCCGCAGCCGCTTGACGGGGCGTACCTGCTGCCCGCCACAGCGATGCTGATTGACGGGGTACAGAACGGCAACGCGGTCGAGGCGCGGCGGGTGATAGAGAAGGAACTGAAGCCGGAGTTTTGGGCGCAGATGAATAAGGGTGAACAGTCAGAGAATATTGAACCCGTAAGAAGGGGGTTTTAAAAGTGCGCAAGACGACCGACCCCAAAGAACGCAAATACCTTGCCGACCGTGAGTTCAATACTTTCGGGCGCGGGGCTATTGAGGACGCCCCTGCCGAGCTTCTGTATGGCAAGGGCGCGATTGCGCAGGGGTTCAACGTCAACTGTTTTAAGGGTTACGTTGAGGGGCGCGCGGGGTCGAAGCTGTTTAGTACGGCGAAGACGCCAATAGCTCTATCGATGGCGAACGAGCACGGCCCTGTGGACGGGACGGTGTATAAGCCGCCACCTATGCCGTCAGACGCACAGGATCCGCGCAGGATTATGTTTGGTCCGTATCTACCGTCGCTGTTTGAGCGTATCCGGTATGTTGAGTGGCCGGACGGCGACCGGGATGTGATCACCCGTATTATCGGGAGCGCCCCCCCGCAGAAGGGCTTTGTGGTTCAGGCGGAGAGCGGCCACCCCCACGGGCCCGCATTGCTTTCCAGCATCAAACTTCGCACGGCGCCGGATATAATGGTTTGGCATAATGAGTTTCAAATATGGGTGCGGTTAGAGAGCGGGCAGCTGAACACTTCTCCGTGGAACATCCCCGAATGGGCGCGGGTGTACCCGTTGGACGATATGGCGAACAGCCCGTTCAGCTGCGGCCGCAGCGCGTTTATAGAGGACCGCACCGGAGGGTTTATCTATAACCGGCGGGATGATTTGGTGTGGTGGCGCAGGACCGGCGGGATATTTCGCTGGATTGCCGACGAGGGCGTTGTGTTCCGTGTGAACAACGACGCGCCGGTACAACGGCCGCAATCTCCCGCGCAAGGCGCGGAGATAGCGCACGAGTACCGGTATCTGATCACCGGTTTGCGTATGCGCGGCAAATCAAGGTTTGACGGGGGCGTTGTGGATTACGAGACGCCGCCGCAGGATGCTTATGGCGTCCATTTTAACTCTTCCCCCATAGGCAAAGACCGTACCGCACAGTTGGTATTAACGCCTCAGCCAGATGTGGACACGCGCACGGTAACGCATCTTGGGGTGTACCGCACGCTTGATTTGCGTGCAGACCCCCGAATAGTAGACGGTACGGAGATGTTTAATATGAGCGACGAGTACGCGCTCGTGGCGGACATCCCCCTGACACCTGTTATAATGGGGCGGTTGGAAGGCAATACGCTCACGGTCACGCAGGGCGCATTGCCGCCGTGGTCCAAGAAGATGTACCTAAAATTTGGCGACTCGGCGGCGTTTGGTTTGTCGGATGTGGCACCAGACGGAAAATCCGCAACAATAGACAGCATAGACAATCCGGGCAACGTGAGCGGTGACGGCGCGATAGCCGCCGGCTGGGCGCAGATAGTCGTAGCCGCCAACGTGGTGACGGAGGCGGGCGATACGCTGCGGATAGACCACAATACAAGCGTATTCGAAGGGCGTGCAGAAGACTTGCTTGGGCGCCCGGTGTTTTTATCGGACGGAGAAGCGTATAGCGTTGTGAGTATCACACGTGCGCCTTACACCGGTGCGTTAATGGTTAAATTGAGCCGCCGCGTAGTTGGCATTGGCGGCGCCGTGCAGTACGCGGCGGCCTTCATGGTTGGTATACCTTCGGCATTTACCGACAATCTCCCCGACGAAATTAGCGATAGCGCCCCCGAGGCCCCGGCGCTGCGCCCGCGCCTGCACACGTGGACCCTAAACACGATGTACCGCAAGCCGTTGCCGGATTGCAATATCGCCGCGGCGATACCGGGCTTCGTGGTTTGCGCGGTTTCCGGCGAAAGTAAACTTTACCATACGCAGGCCGACGAGATGCACGGCCCTGAGTATTGGGGCAGCCACAACCCGTTGCAGACCAATACGCAGATGGCGGACGGTATAGAACACGTAGAGGTGTTTCCTGATGTGGTGGCGGTGTTCGGAGCAAAGACTACGTGGCAGTTTCTGGCGGGGTCATCAAGCGACACCGTGCCGCCCATGCTGCCCAGTATTAATATCGTCGATTATACCATCGGGTGCAAGGAGTACCGCAGCATCCGGCGCATATCCGGCGCGGAGGTTATCCTTGTTACGCGGGAGGCCGAGACGCCGGGGGTGCGGATATTTAACGGGCACCGCTATAGCGACAACCTCCTCGTAGACAATACCCTTGGAATGTCGCGCAATAAGAACCGTATGCGGGCCACAAGAGAGACTGTGGCGGTGTACGGCGAGGAGATCGGGTATATCGCGTGGCGCGCTGAAATAGAGGACGGCGGGGCCGAGAACGAGCATTTAAAGACGCTGACGTCTTATTGCTTCCGTCTTGCGGTGCGGGGCGGGCAGGGCGGCGGGCAGACGGAGTACGGCGGCGAGCGCTGGCTCTGGCCGGATGCCGGCGCGGCGTCTGTAGCGTCGGGTTACGACCCGGACGGCCAACGGCTAATTCTGATCGAAGACGCGCGGACCGGGAACTTTTACAGAATAGGGCTTGCGGAAGTATGGGCAGACAGAGAAGGGGAAAACGGCGGGGAAGGGTACGACATCCCGACGGCCATTACGTTGCCGGCGATAGCGGATGGGTACAAGTGGCAGCGTCACTTAGAGACGCATATAGCTATGCGTCCCTGGATGACTACGTACCGTGGTATACGCGGTTTCACTATGGACGGTTTCAAGATTGCACATCAAGCCTCGCTCAAAATATTCGAGGATGGTGAGGTGGTAGCGGAGGCGTCGGCGCTGCGGGATATAAACCGCAACGGGGATTACGCTTATCTTCAGAAGATAGATGCACGGCGTATTCAAGAGCGGATTGAAACTACAACGTCGGCATATAAAATTTCGCAGGTCGTAACGAAGGTGCAGACGTCTGACCGTGAGGCGTTACCGGGAAACAACGAGGCGTCAACGGTCAAGTATCAGCGCGAGTGGCGGAGGGCGCTTGTATTATTATCGCGCAACCGCCCGTACCCGGCGTATAACCGCGCCGACGGCAACGACGCAACCGGCGGGCCGATACACAAGGCAGACGGGCCGTTTGGCCGCGTGGGCGAGGCGTTTTGGCCGGAGAACTACGCAGGCATTCCCGCCGCGTGGCGGTTGACGCTGAACTTCACGCTGTCTATGTGGGTGCGCCCTCTCGAATCGGGGCGTTTATTTATGGCGTCGGGCGGGTTCCCTATCCCGCCGTCGCGGGGGTTCGGCCTTGAGCTGGAATACGACCGGCCTTCCGGCAGGGTACGCTTTACGCGCGGGGCGGTGATATTGGAAGCGCCGGTGCAGCGCGGAGAGTGGGCGCACATCGCCATAGTTACCGGCTTCGGCAGGGTATCGCTGTACATCAACGGCCACCAGTCGAGCACGACCTCGCGGCGCTTCAGGCTCGCGATGGGCGAGATGCGGATAGGGGACGGCCGCCGTTCCGAGATGTTTGACGTGCGGGTTGTTTGGGCGGCGGTGTCGCCGGAGTCGATACAGGCATACATAGACGCGGTCAGCCGCGGCGGGGAAGGGTGGCTGCCATGAGCGGACGCACAGGCATACCGAAATTACCGGACGCGAAAGACCCGCTGTTTAATGAGCGGATATTGAGCGCGATCAGGGACATATACAACCGCCTCGGCGCTTCAACGGCGCCCGCCAGTGCGCGGCGCCCGCAGGGCCGGGGGACAAACGGAGGGAGAGAAAGATGATAGGTAATCACAAGTGGATAGCCGAGGCGCAGCGGCAGGAGATGGAGCGGCGGCTTCAGCGCCGCGGGATGCCGAGCTACACCCAGCGCCCGCTGTCTGAACGGCAGGGAATCTCGTACACCGGCACGAACCCGGATGGCACGGTTGACAGATCGGCTCCGGCGGGGTTCGGCATGACAGACGGCCAGCCGCACGTCTTCCACCAGGGGGAGGTGCGCGTGCAAACGCCTGAGAATACGCTGTACCTGAACGCCGGCATTGCGCCTCAGGCCGCACCCGAGGCGGTAGGGCGGTTTATGGGGCCGCGCAGGGCGATGGGAGGAATGCCGTCGTTTCAGGCCGGCGGGAATACTATTGGGGCGCCGGAGCAGCCGCCGCCAATACAGCAGCCGGTTCAGCCACAGCAGCAGACGCCAGCACAACAGCAGGCGCAACCGCAGCCCCGCGCGCCTCGATTCGTACAGCCGGCGATTAATGCCGCGCGAAGGGCGCAGCAGTATATCACACAACCGTTGAACTCGCCGAGAATGGCAGGTTTAAGTAAAACGGTTGCCGGTACGGACACGGGCGCACAGCCGGCCCCGCCAACCTCGGCTACCCCCGCGATGGATACCATCAGCAATAACGAGGGAACGACGGGCCAGGTTAAAGAATCGGTTGTCAAAATACCTGAACCCACAATCTTGAACCCGGAACGCGCCGCCAAGCGCAAGTGGTACAATGAAGGGTATCAGGGCGGCGTCAGCCTGGACGAATTGCGGGGGCAGGCTAAAAACCGCCCGTGGCAAACTCAAGACACGGACGAAGTAACGCCGCTCGACCTAAATGCGAACGCGCAGATGGGCCTTGATCTTATTAACAAGCAAGACGTCCCCTCGGTTAGCTACGACCCTAATACAGCCAACCAGTATTTAGATCAGATAAACACGGCTTGGGCGCCGAATAATCTGCGCGGTGCGGAGGGATCGTACCGCATAAACGAACTGCGCAGACAGGCGGCAGAACAACAGGCATATCAGCAGCACATGCAGGCGATGCGCGGTACAGACGCAAACGCGGCGTGGGCGCAGAATGCGATGCTTCAGGCACAGCAGGATCGCGGTATCAACCAGTTCGCGGCAGAATACGCTTTCGCGCAGGATAAAGAAACGCGCAGCCAGTCGTTGGACTTGGCGAGCACGCTTCTCGCATCGGGTGATCCGGGGGGCACGGCGGAAGCTGTTCGGATAATGAAATGGGCTTTCCCCGGATTAGAAACGTCCGCGTTTGAGGGCATGGTGCAGGATGCGACGGCGAGCGAGTTCCTGAAAATGGACGCGCTCGCCGGTACGATGCGTGATAAGTCCGAGGCGGACATCGCCAGCGCGCTGAAGGCGGCTTACGGGAATAAGTATTCTGACGACGTTTACGCAGGGCTCGCGGCGCAGGCGAAACTAACTGAATCGGAACTGCGCATGGCGGAGTACCAGAGGACCGACCCCCGCTGGGTGGAGATTCAGGCGATGCCGAGAGGAACGCCGAAAGAGCGGGATGCCGCAGGGACGGCTGCCTGGGACTGGTGGCTGGACTATACGAATCAGGATAATCTGACCGGCGGCGCTCCGGCCCCTACAGCCCTTGAGATTTTAAATTCGTCCGGCGCCGAAAGAGGTACAGCGGCGCACAGCACCTCGGTAGAAAAATACGCCAATTCGATATTGTACGGCGAGGACGGTACCCGGCGGTTGGCTTCGTCGTTGATGAGCAGCCTATCTGAGATAACGGATGCAGGTTCTCGGGCAGATGTTATTCAGTATTTAGTAGAGAAGGGCGCCGTCAAGGAGCATCCGCTTGAGGAGCGGACAGGAGCCTATAACAAGACTTACGGGTATCCGAAGCTGGATGCGGCACACAAAGACCATAACCTCGTATTGCTAAACGTCAACGGCCAGATGCAGCTTGGCAGGGTTGTTGATATAAGCGAAGCTAAGGCAAACAATAGCGCCAACAAAACCAAGGTCTACACAGTGTTGTTCGAGGACGGTAGGGAAATGGAGTACAACGCCGCCGACAATACCAAAAAAGTAGTGGAAAGGGAGGTTAAATAACCATGACAGAATTAATAACAGGCGGGGCGTCCCTTCTCGGCAATCTGCTGAGCGGGTATTTTCAAAACCGGGCGGCCGATAAGCAGAACGCGCAGCAGTTGAGACTGGCGAATGTCGCCAGAGAAGACCAGCTCGCGCAAAACCGGTTCAACAATAAGCTGGCCGTGGAGGACCGTGAGTTTCGGGACAAAGAAGCGATGTTCGATAAACTGATGGCGCGGAGAAACGCAACGGTGCAAGACCGGCAGCTTTCCGGCCAGCGTACAGATAACCTTATCGCGCGGCGCGCCGCGCTGTTTGGGGGGAGGTAAGATATGAGCTATTACGGATACACGCCGGTACGGAAAGATTACTCCTATATCGCGCAGGCGGGGAAGGATTTGGGCAATGTTGCTGCTGGGGTTGTGGACGAGGTGGCGGCTCGGGGTTCCGAGAGGCGGGCAGGTGATGACATTGCCGGGCAGGTCGGGGCGCTGTCGGAAGATCGCAAGGGCCTTTCAGACGATTTACAAAAGCAATATCTTGGTGCGATGTACGTGGACCAGATTTTTGCGAACGAGGAGCCGGGAGCCGCGTTGAAGGCGGCGCGGGCAATGGCACAGCGGCGCTTTGGCGAGAGCGACGCTAAATATACGGAACGCATGAAGACAGATATCCTTCCGAAGTTTGAGGAGTACCGGAAGCAGCTTGCGGCGGCGAAGCAGGGCGCGGCGAGCCGTGCCGCCACCTCACAGGCTTTATGGGGCGATCGTTCGGCCACAGGGCAACAGCCCGCGCCCGCGAACGATGCCGTTTTGCCGCAGGCCGACGGGCCTCGTGCTGTGCCATTCACAGGCAGTGCTGTCGCCGGACAACAGCCGCTGCCAACAAGCTATGTTGAATCTACGCAGCGGCATAGCGACCCCTCGTTCAAATACCCAACCCCAGCCGGCGATATGCCATCTAATAGCGTGCCCGCCGAACAACCTGCAGCGCCCGCGCCGGTACCCATTAATCAACCGCAGGCCCCGCAGAGCGCGCCGGTTGCGAGTAATACAGGGGTTGATTGGGGAGCTACCCGCGAAAAAGTGATCCGCGGGCTTATAGAGGGATCCATTAGCAAGGAGCATGCTGAGCCCGCCCTGGCATTCATTGACAATGAGATAGCTAAGTTAGACGCGGAGAAAAAGGCGCAGAGAGAAGAGGACAGGGACGACAAAAACCGCACCCATCAGTCGGGCCAAGCCAAGCTAAACCGCGATCATCAGTCGGACCAAGCTAAGCTGAACCGCGAGCATAAGACGAACGAAAACGCGCTGAACCGCACCCATCAGGAGAAACTGGCAGATAAGAAGGCGTCAAAGAAGAGTGGTACAGCGGGGAATAAACCAATGAACGAAGCCCAGACGTTGCAGGCCCTTGAGCGGGCCGAGGCCCGGCGACAGAAACTTAGGGAGGCATATAGGGATGTTTTTGCTATTGCAACCACCGGAAAGGGGAACTACACAGTCACCCGCACAAACGGCACATCGGTGGAGATCAATAAGGACAATGCGGCATCAAAACTGCCCGGCATAATAAGTGATCTCAGAGATGCATACGAGAACGCTGACAGGGTCATGCGAAGACATTTGGAGAATAACCCTTACTATGTTGAAGATTATGAGTTTGACCTTGATGAAGCCATGAAAAAATATTCGCTTCCCACTAAGCAAGTGCAGAAGGTAGATCCAATGGATTACTTCAACACGCTTCCTAAAGATGTGCGGAAAACCATAAGCAGCATGGCCAAGGGCGACAATAACCAAATAGCAAAGTTATTGCGTGATGGTGTTACGGTCAATGGTCGGGCGTACCAACTTAAAGAAGAATAGGATGGTATTAAATGGCAGATAATTTTAATGATTTCCTTCGTCGGTTTGGGGAATACATCGTGTTAACGCCGCCGGCTGAAGACGCCGCGCCGCCTCCGCAGTCTTTAGGCGCAGGCCTCGCTGCCGGCAAGGGCATGAATAACCCTCGCGCGTTTAACCCCCGCGAGAGCGAGCGCCGTGTACTGCAGCAGGCTGGGCTGATGGACGCGCCGCCGCCGGATGCAGATGCGCCATTGCCACCGGAAATTCCGCGTCCTTCGGCCCCAGCGTCATCCACAATGACGCCGTCCCCGCCGCCAGCCACCACTATTACGCCTCGACCGGTCATTGACCCACTGCGCCCACAGGCGCCCTCTGCCCCGGATGTAGAGACTGTGGTTACCGAGATGCGGATGCCCCCGGTGGTAGCCGACCGGTTGGTAATGAGTGATGCCGAGGAGCGCGGGTCCAAATGTTCCTCAGGTTTGTTTGGCCGTGGTATCGACGGTGTGGTCATAGCCGAGACTAACCGCCTCCTCGGCAATGAGGCGCGGCGGCGCGGCGGGGCGATAGAGCAGGGTGCCATTGCATTGCGAGAGGGGATTACCCCTGCGGCGGTGAGTGAGGGGAGCCGCACGGCGGAGAGAATACCCGGTTTCCGGGAGTGGCTTGATGAAACGCGAACAGCGCGTTCGGCAAACCCGTTCCTCCAGCCGCCCGCAGATATGGTCGGCGGGCTAAAGCAGCCGGAGCGCGAGGCGCTGTCGGCTTATATAGCGTATGAGAGCATAGCGCCCCGCGAGGAGCGCGGCGCGGCTGTGAGAGAGGCGGGTATAGCGCGGGCGCGAAAGGCGGACGAAACGGACCCGCTGTTCCTCCGCGCGGACCAATTACAGATGAATCTTGCCGAGATTCGCGATATGCCGAAAAGCGCGCGCCGCTCGGCAGCCTTGGGCAATATAGGCGGTAACGCAGACTTTCTCGTGGCCGACGCGCTTGAGACGGCTATGGACAGCAAGAATGAGTTTGCAAAAGAACGCCTGGACCACGCCCTGAGGATACAGCGAGGCGTTCGCGACGAGATGGGTGACCACTCAAAGAGTATGGAGAATGCCGGGTGGTTTGATAAGATGACGGACGGAATGGCGAACATGCTCCCTCTGATGGTCAAAGGCGGCGCGCTGGATGCCATTCCCGGTATCGGCAGCCTATTATCTTCTGGGATGTGGACCAAACAGGCTATGGGGGCGATGGCCGGCGATGTTGCGATGCATGGCGGGAACCCCGTAGAGGCGGCGGATGGGCTGTTGGCGGCCGCAGTTGGCTATGCGCTTATAGAGAGGCTTCAGGTAAAGCATATCACAAAATTGAGCCAGCCGGCAATGGGGTCTTTCAGAAGACGGTTGGTGACTGCCGGGCTGCGTGCCGGCGGGAAGGTGCCTCAGGAGATTGCGGAAGAGGTAGGCCAGGAAATTATACAGGACGCCGCGGTGCGGAAGGCCCTTGCAGAGCAGGGTATAAACCTCGACCATGTGCCGTTCATGGATATTGTAAGGGCTACATTTGATGAGGCGGGGCCGGGTCTGGCCGGCCTTGTACTCGCCGGTGCCGGCGTGGGCCATGTGCGCGGCGGAATAGCTGGTATGCGTAGCGGGGCGTATGCTCAGGCAGGGCGGGAGGTGCGGGCGCAGAAGGAGCACGCGCAGAACCTCGCGGCAATGCCGGAGACTGGCGTTGATAACGCGGGCGACTTCGCGCAAAATAAGGACATGCAAGGCCAGATGCAGGAGGCGGCACGGCGCGGGCGGGACATATCTAATGAGATAGGCTCTCAGAAGATAGAGTCTGCGTACGACGGGCTGGCTGACGAGGGCGACGCGGCGCATCAGGGCCCGCAGATATTCAATACGCTGCGCGAGAGGCTGGGGGTTGGGCGCGATCCGAACGAGGCTACCCCGCAAGAACTGCGCGCGGAAGAGAGGGAAGCTGCCCATGAAAAATATCGGCAGGAACGTCTCGACAGGCAGTCGAAGTACAAGCGGGAGTTGCGGGAGGCCATGGGGCATGAAGACGCGGAGACGCCGGGGTGGCCGCAGGAGACGCAAGGACCGGCGGCGGCCCAACCTGCAGGTGAACCGGCGGCCCAGCCGCCAACGGAACAGGCCCCCCTCACCGCGGAGCAGAAAGTGGATATTCTCCGGGCCCGCGTCAACGCGCGGGAGGGTGCCATAAGGGTAGTAGACGGCGACACCGTGCGGGACTTGGACGGCACAGAGAGGGATCGCCGTGACCTTCTGGCTGACGTAGCGGAGAGGTTTGGGTTGGAGGTGGTGCCTGTTGAGGTAGATGCCGCCGGTGTTGATACCGACTTCAACGGGGTCTTCGTGAAAGACGACGAACGCCTTGCAAACACAATCTTCATTAATGCCGCCAACCTGCAAAAGGCCCTCAACTGGACGATCGGCCACGAACTCTCCCACTCCATGAGGGAGTCTGACCCGGATCTGACCCGCCAGTTTACCAAGATGGTGCTCGAGGGAATGACCGGAGAAGGGCTGGTGGAACTGGCGCGCATCGCGAAACGCGAGAACTTAGACATATCCGCCGACAAGGTCATGGACGAATTCATTTCCGACCGTTGGGGGGATATCATCTCCGACGAGAAGATGTGGGCCAGCCTCGGGGAGAACCGCCGCAGCGCCTTTAACAGTGTTTTTGGCAGGCTATTGCAAATCATCAATAAGGCATACGCTGCCGCGAGGGAGTTTGCGGGGGCGGAGCAGGGCCGCGCCATCGGCGGTGGGCCGACATCCCAATACGCGACAAACTTAGACAAGATGCGCAAGGCGGTCTACGAGGCAATCGTCGAGCGGTCGCACGGGCTAAACGATGGGAAGCTGGCGGCGGTGGGCACGGTCTTCCGGGAGAGCGGCGGCGGGGCAAGGGCGCAAACGAGCGCAAACGCCGCGCAGGGGGCGCAGTTCTCGGTGAGGCGGGGGGACAGGCGGCAGGATAGCGCAGCGGATCGCCGCACGGTGGATAGACGGCAAGATAGCCGCACTCCGATAGGTCCCGTTTTGGACAGGCATATTGATCGGCAGCGACAGCACGTGACACGGTTTGCGCCGGAGCGCGAAAGGATGATGACCCCGAAACTAAGTGCGGACGCAGAGGCGAACCTGCTGAAATACCCGGAGGGGCAGCGGGAGAGTATGCGGCAGGATAAGATCGCTGAGAAGAAAGAAACGGTACGGGAGTCTGCCGGTTTGGGCGGCCTTGAGGGGTACGAGATACTGCCCCAGCAAATGCTGAAGGATATCTACGAGGAATTACAGGCGAGCAACACCCCATTTATTCTTGAGGCTATGGACATTGGCAATCTCGGCGGCCTGAACGCGCATTTTAAAAACGACCACGGGAAAGCCGACGTTGCGCTGCGCGCCGTCATTGGCGACATTTACGTCAATACGACAAATGAACTCGGTGGTATTATTGGCAAGTTTGGAAGCGATGAATATGTGACGCTGTGGGTTGGCTATAATGATGTTGGTGACGTGAGGTCTATGCGGCGAGACATTGAGCGCAGGATGGGCGAAGAACGAAAAACTCAGGGAATAAACAACATCGTCTACCCCAAACGAATAGAGGGGTACGACGGGTTCCTGAATACGGGTGCGCTTCATACAGCATACGGCCTTATAAAGGGGGACAGCACAACGCCATTCAAAGAAGCGCGGAGTAAGGCGGAGGCTATTGCAGAATACCAAAAAAAGAAAAATCTTGCTGATGTGTCAAAAATTCAAAAAAGTGTTGCAAATCAGAAAAATTTACGCTATAATAAAACTATAGGGAAAGGGGAGACTTATGAGCATGGAAACACGCTGGAAGAGACTGGGAATACCGAAGGGGTCAACGCCGGACGAAGTGGAGGCGATAATCAGCCAGCGCTTCACGAAGGAGGAATGGGCCAGAATAAAACGCGAGGCAGCCGAGGATCTGGCCTACGCATACCCGGAACTCGTGGTGGTGTAGAGGGAGAAAATAACAATGTCCACGAAAACTCACAAAACAGAACTGACTCCTTTGCAGCGAGCAGAGGAGAGGCTCAGGCAGACACGCAGGGCTATGGGGATGACCGAGGCGGAGATCGATCGGTACATTCAAAGGAGGACGAGCGACATCAAGCACATCTTCGACGCGACGTAACCTCCACCGAAAGTTCTGCCGACCAGCGCATAGCCGACCTCGAAAGAGAACTCGCCGCGCTCAAGAAGCAACTCGCCTCCGGCGAACCGCAATCCGCCCCCGCCGCACCCGAACCCGCGCGTCCGCCGCGCCGGGTCCAGTCTACCCCCAAAGACCGCCGAGTCTCTCCATCCGACCGCGCCGCCCGCATAGCCCGCGACGCCCGGATCCAGTTCTCCCGCCGGGAGAACGTGGAGACCACCGCCCCCGGTCCCCAGCCCGCTGACCGGAACCTCGTGGCGCTGCACAACCTTACCCAACCGGAGCTTCTCCGCACCATCCGGCTCGGCGGCTTCCCCATGCCGTCCATAGCCGTTATGAAGAAGGACATGCCGCACGACCGTTACGGCGACACTACGGTCATTTTCGGGCGGGAGACCATAGACCCGGCGGCCAGCCGGGATAACAGGGTTCACGGCGGCGACGCCTGGACGCCGACCTTTCCGCAGATCGGGCACAAGCTCAACCCCCAGATGATACCGAGGCTGCGCGGGCGCATACTCAACCGGCTTCAGTCGGAGGGGCTTGCTGAGCTGGGGCGTACCCTAGCACTTGACAGCGTTAACCTGCAGAATACCCTGAACAGCGGCGGGCAGGAGGGCATTGCGTCTCACTACAGGCGCGAGCCTGGCATGATGGCCGCTTTCCTTCTTGAACGCGGCGAGTCCGTTGACCAGGTTATGACGGAGAAACGTTATGGTAAATACGATAACGAGGTGTACGAGCGGATCATAAGCGAGATACCCGAGGCGGCGCGGGCGTGGAACGAATTGGATGCGAAGGGTAGAGACCGGCTTGAGCCGCGGATTCGTAAGATTATGCACGATTATTTTGTTGGGGCGGGTAAAGACAGGCGCGCCGCGATCTACGAGAAGCCGCTTGATTTCAATCTTATGGACGGCATCCTGGAGGGAGTATTTTATTACAACCGCGGCGGGGCCGGGCAGGAGATTGACACCGTCGAGACTGAGGGGGCGCTGCGCAAGCGGATTGAGGATAACCCTGAACTGGCAAGGGAATACGGCGCGTGGTTAGAAGAAGTATTTGCCGGCGCCGTGGAGAAGAGCGGGGTGCGGAACAGCAAAGGTTTCTTTACCAACATGGGCAACCGCCGCGACTGGGAAGTGCTGCACGATGAAGTTACCCTTGAGAACATTGTTCGGGCCATGCGGTCGGAGAAGCCAAAGGCAAATAACTCTTTCGTGCCGGGGTTGAGTACGGTTGTGGCTGCGGGCACCGAGGACTTCAAGAGCGTTGACGCCATACGCAAGGGCTCTGACCGGCTCCGCCACATGGACGAGGCTGACTACGATAAACTGAACGAGGAGTATAAGAACCGCCTGCTTGGGCTGATCGAGCGCATGAACGAGGGCGGCAGGCTCCGTAGCTTTGACGCGCTGGGTGACGCTTCCGAGGCGGTGGCGGACATGGCGGCGGCTTACGCGAGAAACCCGCGCACGGCACCGACGGCGATAATCCGCAGGCTGACCGAGTTTGAGCAGTACGCCGAATCTAAAATAGAAAACAAGCCCAAACTCGAAAAGGACATAGGCAGGTTACTCTTCAAGCTGAAATCCATGCCCACCGAGTACTTCGAGGCCAAGCCCCGCTGCGCGGTGCGTTTAGACGAGATCAAGGGCGTTATCGTACCCGAAAACACAAACGAGCAGTTGAAGACCGCACTCGAAAGCAACTCCATCCCCTACGTCACCTACGACCCGGCAAAGCCCGGCGCCCGCGCCGAGAAGACGCGGGCATATGTGGAGGATAGAGGGGTAGCGTTTTCACGGCGTTTTGGCCGCGCCGACGAGGCCGGGATCCCAGACGGCCATAGGGAGAGATTCCCGAAATCCGTGCCTGCCGCGCGGAAGCAGTGGGCAGAGAAGGGCGT